GCGATACGTTAATTGCTATTTCGCGAGACACTTCTATATACCTTGAAGAAGGGGATAGTATACGCTGTTACTCGGATATTGTTGGAGCCACACACGTAGTTATCAGCTATGAAATTAACGCCTAACGGAAACAAGTAAAATGGCTGTAAAGTACTTAAAAAATACGTCAGGCATAGTCGCATCTGATCAATTGTCAACAGCAAACCTGCGATTGTTTCCTAACGCAGTCACAATCAGCAATACCACTTATAGTTTTGGCCCCACCACCGGAGCATTAGTTGTATTTGGTGGCGTTGGCATTGGACAAGATTTAAATGTTGTTGGTAATATCAGTGGCGGAAACCTTGTTGTATTCTCGGGCAATTTTACCACTAATGTAATAGTTGGCGATACGCTGACAACGTCAACAATTAGAAATACAGGTACAATTTACAGTGCCGGTGGGCAGATTACTAATATTAATAGCACCAGTATTAATACTACAGAATTTGTAACAGGTAACCTACAAGCAACTAATAAAGCTGTTATTTCTAATTTGTATGCCACCTATGGATTGGTAACAACATTAGAATCTACTAGTTTAAACACTAGTAATTTTAATTCGACGTATGCCAATGTAAACATATTAGCAGTTGACAGCATTGTTCCAAGAAATTATAGCCAGATTAATCTTGGCGATATTAATAAATTAAACATTAGTGGTGGAGCCGCCGGTCAGACTCTGATAACTGATGGCAACGGAAACTTAACTTGGTCTGATGGTACCAACGCACTGTTGTTTGATACCGGTTTACGCAGAGTTGGTAACACAGTTAGTCTAGCAGGAACTGGCGGAAGTCCTGGTGTATACGATCGTGTTACTGTTGACGAATATGGTCGAGTAGTCAGCGGTGAGTCAGTCACTGACACACTAGAGGTAGTAACCCAACGGGGCAGTACTACTTCACAACAAATTTTAATCAGTAACGGCACAGACAGTTACGATGTTGATCAAGGTGCTTTGATTGTCACAGGCGGCGTTGGCATTGGTGCTACACTAACTGCCGCAATGTTAGATGTTAAAGGTACAGCACTTTTTGAAGATTCTGTTACAGCGGAGCAAAATTTAACTGTTAATCAAAAGTTAATTTTAGACGGTGCCAATCACGGACAAGTACCTTTAACCATTAATGTTGGAAATTTATCCAGTAGCCCAGAATTAGGTAGCATTGAATTTGATGGTGACTATATCTATGTAACAACAAACATAGGTAGACAGATTATCCAGGCACGACAGTCTGGCAGCACATCTACAATGGTGTTCAGTGTTCGTGCTGTGGCCACAATAAACATTAACATTAGTAATCCTAGTCAGACAAGCAACGGCACAGACAATTGGGAAAACGTTATTCTCAATGCCTTTGATAGGGTGTTGTTAACAGCCCAGACCAGTGCCAGTGAAAACGGAATTTATATTTGGCGAGGTGCCGGGCAGGCACTGACAAGATCCACAGACTTTAATATCCTAAGCGGTATCTATTCAGGCAGTTCGATCATTGTTACAGAAGGCGTAATATCCGCTGGTACAATATGGACTGTGGCCACTACTAATCCTATCAGCGTTGGTAGTACCAATATTATTATTAGCCACAACTTTAACCAGGACACAATAGCGTTATCCAAGTTGGTTAAAGATACTACTGCTGGATTAATCACAAGAACACAATACGGCACTATTGCAATGCGTAGTGTTGTTAGCAATACTAGTTGGCTAACAGTTTCCAATGGAACTGGCAAACTGGGAAACATTACACTTAGCACATCGGTTATTCCAGTAACCAGTGGCGGTACTGGACGTAGTGCTTGGTTTGGTTACTTAAAAGGTGTTGGTGCTTCTATTAACAGTAGCAATACTGTTCCAAGAGCTGATATTGTCGGCCTTGGTACAATGGCAGACCAAAATGCCAATGCAGTTGTAATCACTGGCGGTAACCTTAGTAACATTGGCAATATTGTCACAGCCAATATAACTGTTACTAACTTAACTACTACACAGAATTTAGTAGTTAATAGTACTATTACAACCAGTACAGTAAACACAGATACATTAAGTGTTGCTAATTTAAATGTTACTGGCGCTGTTGGCATTTCTAACTTGTTTGGCAATGCAATCCAACTTGGTGCAAACAGCAAAGGTAGCTTGACTACAAATGCTATCAGTGTAAGCACTACAGAAAATGTAACCGACACCATTGCTTTGATGAATACAGTGTTGGGCAAACTGGTACCACCACCACCGCCAGCATTTCCGGCTAGCCAGAGCATTAGCATATCTGGACTAAGCTCGTACAGAATGACTAATTTTAGCCAAACTGATAATACTACTAATAGTAGATCGGCAGCGGCGGGGGCAGTGGTAAGCAACATTAGACGTAGTGCAAGTTATTCTACCAATAACATTACCACAGCAGGACCTGGTGACACCGGTCGTATAACAGTTTACAAGAACAATACCGATGCCGGCTACAAAGATATGGTAGGCGGCATTAACGGAACATTCAGCGATTTAATTATTACCAGCAACCAAGATTACCACAATGTGGTATCTGCGGTAAATTCAAACTTTTGGTATAGCTTTAATGCACAGGCCTCGGGCACATCACTAGCCGGCTGGAACGATGTTTATATTAGACACACAGGTGCAGGAAATACCAACGTTGTATCTTGGTACTACGATTCAAGTACCCCCGGTGCCCCAACTTTTACTAATCCTACTATTACTATAGATGTAGCCGATGTAATTTATAGCAGTACAGTACCACATTATACAAGCAATACAAGGTTTGATGTTTCATTCAATATCGCTAAGTTGAGCGGAGATACGTACCCAACATCAGACACCTTTATCACGGGTACAGCCGGAGGCGCATTCCAAACTCCAGTTTCTGTAAATTACTCAGGTGCAGGTATTAGCACACCGTTGGCACGTAATTTATATGTTAGCTCTGGTAGCCAAGCAATTACAACTAAATCCAATATTGTTTCTGGGTTTGGCAGCAGTAGTTCTGGACCGAGCCTAACAGCAGATAACAGCTATTCTACAACTACACAGGCATTTAGTCCTGGGTTTACTATTTTATATAAAACTGGTACAGGCACTCAAATTGAAGAAACTTCAATACCTGTAAACACTGTTGGCACCGGTTCGGGCAATGCGGTCAGAGTTGTAAATCCGGGATCCGGCGATACGCCTACGTTTAGTGCCAGTGCCACAGCATTTAACAGTCAAACTGGTACATTGAACACCTATGATGCTACAGTAGTGGCAGCAGTTTTAAAACACGATCAAACAAATTATGCGTCGGGCTATTACCCTGTTGGACCAAACCTAAGCCTAAGTCGTTCTAGTGCTCAATATTTTACTTTGAAATTTATTCGTACAGTGGTCAGTAAATTTAATGTTAAATACACTGGCACCTTGGCAGGATTATGGGTGGCGTTGCCGGGCAGTTCAATTGATGCAAGCAGTACACTAAATGGTTGGTTGGATATGAGTTTAGCATACAACGGCGCGGGGGTACCCGGCTCAAGGACCAATGGTAGTAACGGTTGCGCTGTTGGCGGCACTGCTACACTTAATTCTGCGGTTACTAATAAAAATGTAACAGCAACATTTGGTACTGTAAGCAGTACAAGTACTGCTACCAATGAAATTTACGTAAGAATTAAATTAACATCCGGGCAAAGTTTAACAGCATTGAGTATAGAAGCGGCAACAAACTAAAATGGCGATCTCAGATTCACAAAAAGTTGACTTACTATTAAAGAAACTTGGTTATGGTGTAGCCAAGACTGACACGGCCGCTGTCAAAAGTCCCAGCAACGAAAGTATTGCTAGCCCGCTTATGTTGCGTGGCGACATCGTCTGGGCCAATAGTAACGACATACCAGCAACAGCACCCGGCACTGACACTGCCGCAGTAAAAATTTATATCGGCACAGGCGCGAAACCCTGTGTAGCAGACGGAACAGCAACCACAAACCGTACTTGGAAAACCAGTTTAACAGACTGGATTCCGATCGAATTTGGCCCCACATATCAAGTCAAAGTCTGGGCCGCAACAGTGGGCACAGCAAACCCAACCACAGGAACACAGCTATTTCCAGATGGTTCTGGCAACAATGACAGCTGGTATTTTGACTACCAGGCTGGTGTTTTAAACTTTGCAGATACCAACATTCCCAGCGCAGTATCGGGTAAAATTATCTACATTGAGGGTTATAGATACATTGGCACCAAAGGTTTAAGTGCCGCGTTACAGCAAGGTTTCGTAAGTCAGGGAACAGACCCTAGTAATTGGACAGCAAACACTACTTTGGGTATGTATTACGTGAATAGAGCAGATTGGTCGGGAACATCAGGAACGCCAACAGATGCTTATAGTGTGGGCTTGCTAAGTGTTTTAGTAGCAGAGGGTATGGTAGTACAAAAATATCAACCCGATGATACTACAAGTTTAAAAGGCTCGGAATGGTTTAGGACCAAAAACCCAACAGGAACTTGGACGATGTGGTCCAGGGCAATTGGCGATAATGGCTCCTTAAACGGCGGTAATTTCTAATTTTTGGTTAAATATAATAATATAAAAAGGATAGCAAATGGCTAATAAGATTTTAATTAAACGGTCTGACGTAGACGGTAGAGTACCAGTAGTTGGCGATTTATCGCTGGGCGAACTGTCAATCAACACCTTTAATGGTAGATTGTTTGCAAAAAAGGATAACGGAAGTGCGTCGGTTATTGACCTATCACGCAATGATCCAGTCCGAGTTTTGGGGGATGCTACCAGCTCATACGACTATGATCAAAGTACGTACACAGGCAACGTTACAATTTCATTGATCAACAGCGGTGTGGGCGCTGGGCAATATGGATCAAAATCTGTAGACACCATTCAAAATGGCGGGAACATTAGAATCCCAACGTTCAGCGTACACGCTAATGGTATTGTATACAGCGCCTCTAACGTAACAATCAGTGCCAGCGATTTTGGCACAATGGCAGTACAAGATGCTAATGCTGTAAACATTACAGGTGGTACAATTAATGGTACCACCATTGGATTAACCACAGCGGCCGCAGCCAGATTCTCTAACGTTTCTATTGGTAACGTTACTATCCGTGATAACTTAGATTTGCAAGCAGGTGCAACTGTTAGTGGTAACTTAGCCACTGGGGGTTCACAATCAGTTGCTGGTAACTTAAACGTAACCGGCGCTGGTACGATTGGTGGTAATTTAACAGTCACTGGAAATATTAGCATTGGTGATGACGTATATGTTGCTGGTAAACTATACAGCAATGATATCACTGCCGCTGCCGTTACTGTTGATGGCGATGCTACAATCACTGGTAACTTGTTTGTACAAGGTACAACAACAACAGTTAATAGTAGCACTGTATCTGTTGGTGATTTAAATCTTACCTTAGCCAAAGATTCTACCACTGCTGGTGCATCCACCGGTGCAGGTATTACAGTTGTTGGCCCAACTACACCTGCTACATTTACATATAATGGCGTAAACGATAGTTGGAATCTAAACAAAGACACAAATATTACCGGAACTTTAACAGTTTCTGGGACGCAGACGTATACAGGAGCTTCTACATACTCTGGTATAGTAAATGCCAATGGTGGTATTGCTGTTGACACTGATAAATTTACTGTTGCCGATGCTACTGGTAATACCTATATTGATGGTACATTGCAAGTCAATGGTGGCACAACACTAACCGGTCAATTAACAGCCAATGGTGGTATTAGTGCAGATAGTGGCGTATTCACAGTAGCCGACACAACTGGTAGTATCCACACCAGTGGAGACTTAGACGTTGATGGCAACGCTACAATTAACACAAACTTAACAGTTGACGGTGCTCTTACCGTATCTGACGGTGACACCGATACAAAAGGTATTCGTTTCGTGGCCAACCCAGGCGGTGGTGCAGGCGATAATGCATACATTCGTTATTTCGACTACGGCACAGGTGGTGATAAAACAGTTCTGGAACTTAGTGTAACCAATGATGGCTGGGGTAGTAACCAAGACAGCATTAACTTTGTTGCACCGGGCGGTGTTGGAGTTGGACGTCGTACGTTAACTAATGGGTATGCTTTTGATGTAAACGGTGCTACACAACTTGATGGAGCAGTAGATGTTACTGGGGCTACAACAGTCACAGGACTATTAACTGCTAACGGCGGTATTACCGCAGACGGTGGAGTATTCACAGTAGAAAATACAACTGGTAATGTACACATTGGTGGTATACTAGATGTTGATGGCGCTGTTAATTTTGATACAACATTAAACGTTACTGGTGCTACGATCCTGTCAAGTACACTGGCAGTCTCAAGTACATCTACTCTAAACGGATTGGTAACAGCAGCCAATGGTATTACAGATAGTACATTAACTGCTACATATATTACATTTGCCGGAGTTAGTGGCAGACTATCGGATAGCGACAAGTTAACTTGGAATGGTACAACGCTTGCTGTAACTGGCAGCCAGACATTATCTGGCAATTTAGCTGTAACCGGCCACCAAACAATTGGTGCCACATTAATAGTAACTGGGGACACTACACTAAGCAGTAAATTAAATGTTGGTGGCAACGTTGATGTTGGTAGTGGTAAGTTCACAGTTAACTCTGCCAACGGTAACACATACACCGCGGGCGACATTACCATTGCTGGTAATTTAAATGCTGCCGGATTAACGGCCAGTAGCTTGAACGGTGCACCAATTGGTAACTCAAGTGCTAGTACTGGTACTTTCACAGACTTAAAAACCAGTAACATTGTAAACCATCAAGTGGCATACGCCGGCACAGGTAATGTGTTGGTTGGTAATAGTGGATTTGAGTACACAACAACTGGTAACATCTTAACCGTACAAAACGTTACAATTGAAAACGATTTAAACGTTGGCAACGACTTTAACATTGCCACTAACAAGTTTACCGTTGATGGCTCTAATGGTAACACTGGCATTGACGGAACATTGGATGCCAAGGGCAACTTTGCAGTTAACAGCAATAAGTTTACTGTTGCGGCCAGTAGTGGTAACACCGCAGTAGCTGGGACATTAGATTCCGCAGGTAACTTCACTGTAAACACCAACAAACTTACAGTTGTTGCCAGCAGTGGTAACGTTGCTACAGTGGGCACACTAGGAGTTCAAGGAGCAACAACTCTTTCAAATACTCTTGATGTTTCTGGTGCAGCCAGCTTTGCCGAAGTAGTCACGATGACCAAAACTGGCGCCAATGGTACAATAACATTGGGCAATTATGCAACCGGTGCATTGCGTGTTACCAAGGACGTTAGCGTCGCAGGCGATATGCAAGTACAAGGTGTTCTTTATAAAGCTGGATACGAAGTGATCAACACTGTTGACACAATTGATGGCGGCACTTTTTAATTAAACTAAATATATTAGAAGTTTAGTTTAAACATAGTACAAACTGGTAGACTTCAAACTCTACCAGTTTTTGTTTATGTACCCTGCTATATAGCAGTCAGTTGAAGGGTGCCAAATGGCAAATACGATTCGAATTAAAAGATCGGCGGTTCCGGGTAAGGTTCCGTTAGCGGTCGACCTAGAAGTAGGCGAGTTGGCGGTTAATACAGCCGATGCGACCCTATATACAAAACACTCAGATGGAAATGTCATTTCCATTGTCTCCTCTGGCATTTACAACACCCGTGTTACAGCCAACACTACAGCAACATTAGTCGACACGGTATCAACCACTGGTAATATTGCAGTTCGATGGTCAATTACAGCCAAAGACAACATAAACAATACAGTAAAAAGCAGTGCCATAAATTCAGTTAATGATGGAACTAACATATACCTTAACGAGTATGGTGTGCTGACCAGCAACTCTCAGGTTGAAGTGGCCACATTTACTAGTAATATCAGTTCTGGTAATATTCGGTTATGGGCAACAGGCGACAGCGCCAATGTGACTGTCATTGTCCAACGCATTACTCAATAAATTTAATTTAACCGCCGCCAACACAGGTTGTAAATATTGTAGCAAAATGCTATAATAACAATCTATGAACATTGGTATAATCGATATTATAGGTATACCCTACGATGGGTCAACCGTATTTAAACAGGGCCTAGGCGGATCCGAAAGTGCAGTAACACTAATGGGTCGTGAACTAGCGGCCCTGGGATTTAGTGTAACTGTTTTTAATACCTGCAACATTGATCACGCTAGTCCTGGTATATATGATGGTGTACGATATAGACCATTAACAGACCTATCGCAAGAACACGAATTTGATGTTGTAATTTCCAGTCGCACTGTTATCCCTTTTACAGATCCAAATGATTACAGTCGCCTAGGCGATAATCGTTGCTGGCCATATAAAGAATACAATCTATATGATCGTATTCTGGCTAACGCAAAAATGCGTATCCTTTGGATGCACGATACGTTTTGTTTAGGTGATACATTAATTGAAGAATTGGCAGTGTCCAATCGCATCACTGATATTTTTACCCTCAGTGACTTTCATCAAACATACATTACCAATTGCGACCACGGGCGCCGTAGAAACTTTGAAGTACTTAAACCTCGAGTGTTTATGACACGCAATGGCGCTAGAATTTATCACAAAGAAGTAGACGTATCAGCCAAGGACAAGAACTTGTTTGTATTCAATGCCAGCGTTACCAAGGGTATGGTACCGTTGGTTGAGCAGGTTTGGCCGCACGTTAAACGACACATTCCTGAAGCTAGACTAAAAGTCATTGGAGGCTTTTACAGGTTTAGTAAAAACTCTAACCCAGACGAGCAAGAGGTTAAATGGCACGAAATGGCCAATGATCCAAAGAATGCCGCACTGGATATTGAGTTCACTGGCGTGATTACACAAAAAGAAATTGCAGACATTTTAGTTCAAGCAAACTTTATGCTGTACCCTGCAATCTTTCCAGAAACATTTGGCATTAGCAGTTTGGAAAGTCTTTGCTACAATACTCCTATTGTTACCTGCAGGTTTGGCGCACTGGAAGAAATAGCAGTCAATGATGCTTGTTACATCATTGACTATCCAGTGGCACCTAACAGTCTGTTTACCAACATTGATGTACCGCACCAAATTGAACAGTTTGTAAAAACTACTGTAGAAGCATATCGCAATCCTTACCTACATCAGCAGAAGCAATACTATTGCAACATTGTAAAAGACATATCAGGATGGGACAGCGTAGCAATGCAGTGGAAGCAACACATCTTTCGTAAAACAGGCGAATACCTGAGTAGAGATGAATACAGACGTGCAACTAAAATTAATCACAGAATACATAAAGTGTTTGGCCGCAGATTTACAAATCCAGTAGAAATGGAAACACACCGTGTTGGCAACGAACAACCTATTGTGGTTGTTAGCACGTTTTACAATTGTAAAGATTACATTGGTCGTTGTATTGAAAGCATTGCCGCACAGGACTATACAAACTATAAAGTATATCTAGTAGATGACGCCAGCACAGATGGCACACCACAGTTAGTGGCGCAGATACTTGAAGACTTGCCCACGGATATCCGCAGTAAATTTGAATTGATACCCAATGGCGTTAATATGGGTGCAGTATACAATCAAGTTTCACTGTTTAGGCAAGTGTCTGATCCCGAAGCCATTGTAATGATCATTGATGGCGACGATAGCCTAGTCAATGACAACAGTATTTTTGCCTATTACAATGCCATATACGATAGCACCACAGAATTTACCTATGGTAGTTGTTGGTCTATGGTTGACAATATTCCGCTAATTAGTCAACCATATCCGGACAATGTTAAACAAGCTGGTACATATAGACAGCATCATTTTAATTGGATACTGCCTTACACACATTTGCGTACATTTAAAGCCAAGTTAATCAACAATATCCCAGACAGTAACTTTCAAGATGATGCCGGGCAATGGTTTAAGGCCGGTGGCGATGGCAGTACCTTTTACAGTTTGATTGAAGCGGCAGATCCTGCTCAGGTTAAATGCTTACCGGATGTTGTTTACAACTACAACGATACCAATCCATTGAATGATTACAAAGTTAATGGTGATGAACAAAATAAAACTGCTAGAAAAATAGTAGGAAAACCAATGCACAATACTCCTAAAAAAAAGATCCTAATAGCTATACCAACAGCTAAAAATATTGAAGTTCAAACTTTTAAAAGTATCTACGATTTAATTGTACCCGAGGGATATGAAACAGAATTTCAATACTTCTATGGCTACAACATTGATCAAGTGCGTAATTTAATTGGCAGTTGGGTAGTCAATGGCTACGACTACTTGTTTAGTGTGGACAGCGATATTGCATTTGAAACCGACACATTGGTCCGACTGTTAAATCACAATGTGGATATGGTTTCGGGTCTGTACATACAACGAAAACCGGGGCAACATATATTAGAAATTTACAAAAGAACTGACAATGGCGGAACTACAAATATGCCTTACGCAGAACTCAAAGGCCGTGGCCTAGTAGAAATTGCAGGCTGCGGATTTGGGTGTGTACTGGTTAAAAAGGAAGTTTTTCAAGCAATTGGATATCCTTGGTTTAAGTATCACAGCGCATTAAGTCACGAACAAACCATTAGTGAAGATACTGATTTTTGTTTAAAAGCCCGAAGTAAAGGTTTTAAAATTTATGCCGATAGTGGACTACAATGTAGACACATTGGTAATACCGAATTTGTAATAGACAATAATATCCCGGCAGTAGAAACAGAACCAGCAATACATACAAGATTACGCGATCTAGGATCTCAGAGATTAATTCCTCAGAATCACGTCGAATACCTACTAAAACTTAAAGAAACTGGCATTAATCCTGGCGTTATCTACGACATAGGTGCCTGTGTACTGCACTGGACCAACGAAGCACAACGCATATGGCCCAATGCCAAATATGTTGCATTCGAAGCAATGAGTGCCAGCGAGTTTTTGTTTAAAGAACGAGGACTAGACTATAACATTGGTGTACTCAGCGAATCTGATGGTAAAACGGTTGAGTTTTACTGCAACGAATACCATCCGGGCGGCAACAGTTACTATAAAGAAAATGAAGTAGTAAATCCAGATACAGTTAACTACTTTGGAGATTTTAACAAACGTGAGTTGACAGCTCGGACTTTGGATTCTGTAGTAAGCGAGCGTGGCTTTCCGGCACCTGATTTTATTAAAATGGATGTACAAGGTGCAGAACTCGATGTGCTCAAGGGCGCAGAAACAGTTTTAAAAACAGTACAGCACATAATTCTTGAATGTCAAAGCGTAGAATACAACAAAGGTGCGCCTATGTTTGACGCTGTTATAGCCTATATGGACAGTATAGGATTTGATTGCCTGGGACAGTTTAGCAATAATGGTCCGGACGGCGACTACTTTTTTGCAAGACGCTGACCAAAAATCATTCATTTTCCTTCTACGCTAAATACATTAATATATCAATTTGATAATTGAGCCAGAAGGGATAATGGAACTATGGCTGACCAAAACTTTAAGGTTAAGCACGGCCTGAGCGTAGGGCCTTTTTCTGTTGACGCAAATGTTGGAAATGTTACCACGACAGGTAACATCGTCACATCGGGTGTTTACACAGATCGGTATTTTTACGCCAACGGAACACCATATATAAACACCGGTTACACTGGTAGTATTGGTTATACGGGCAGTCAAGGCGCCACGGGCGTTGACGGTTATGCCGGATCGGTTGGTGCCACTGGCCCAATTGGATACTCGGGCAGCCAGGGTGCAACAGGACCCCAGGGTGTAAATATAACCTTCAAAGGATCTGTTCCTACTGTAGGCGATTTGCCATCTAGTGGCAACTCAGTAAACGACTCCCATATTGTTGATGCCGACGGTAATTTATATGTATGGAACGGCAGTACCTGGAGTGACGTAGGTCAAATCGTTGGTCCAACTGGCCCAATTGGCTGGACTGGTAGCTTTGGTGCCACAGGCGCAACTGGTGTTATAGGTTATACAGGTAGTGAAGGTGTAGGTTATACAGGTAGTCAGGGTGATATTGGATACACTGGATCATTTGGTGCCACAGGTGCTACAGGCCCTATAGGTTACACTGGATCATTTGGCGCAACTGGTATTACTGGCCCAGATGGTGCAACAGGACCCGTTGGTGCCAGCGGTGCAAGCGGATTAGATGGTGCAACTGGTGCAACTGGTATACAAGGTAATCTTGGTTACACAGGTAGCGCAGGTGCTGGCTTTACTGGTAGTCAAGGTACCCAGGGTTATACAGGTAGTGCAGGCGTTGGCTACACAGGTAGCGGTGGCACATTCCAAGAAACACTAGTTTTCACTACCAGCGGAACCTACAGAACACTAACCGGCGTATACGAAGATGGTGTTACTAAAACTGTACGCACTGCGGAATTTAATAATAACACACTGAGAATCACTCTAGCTACGTTTACTCCAACGCTGTCTGCCGCAGGATTGGCCAGCAATAGTTTAAGTTGGGACGTTCCGGCAACTGGATTTACTGTTACAGTAGACAACCCATCTGACTATATGTCAGAATACGTCAGCGCAGTTGACAGTATTGCCGCTACCACAGGAACAATTAGTTCGTTGGCATCATTTACGGCAGCTGCCAAATCAGCAACACCTGCGGGTGGAGTAGACTGGACACAATCATTTAGTACAAACGGATCTTCATATCTTCGCCCGACATCCAGCACCATTGCTGGTGGCTCGGTGGCAGCACAAGTACAGTTCTTGTATTACAATGGGGCATCAACCGCTACATTTACAACTGCAAATGCTTCCGTTGGTATGTCTTGGGCAACACCAACAATGAGTTTATCGTTGGGCAGTTTAACAGGACAAACATTCTTGGGTAGCTATAGCTCAACTTCATATACAGCTTCTGTTACTGGAATGAGCAACGTATCAAATTACAGTCACAGCATTAGTTCTACTGGCGGTACTGCAAGTAGTGCTACTGGGTCTGGAACTTTTACCTTTACAGCACCAGTGCATAAAGATAATACAGGAACCGCTAGAACAGTAACAAATACAACAACGTTTACTCGCCCTGCAGGAGTAACAGGAACACAATATACAGCTACACTAAATTCAACAACAGCAAATCCTTCGGCTAGCTTTACGTATCCTAGTTTCTGGTTATTTACATCTAGCACATCATCTGCGCCAACTAGGGCAGATATTATCAACGGATTTGGATTTGAAGGTGTAGTTACTGTGCTTGGAGATCAAGTAAAAGCACTTGCTGGATCGATTACAAACAGCGCCGCAGGCCCACAAGCTCTATGGCTTGGTGTGCGAACTAGTGCTAGTCAGCCAACTACATTCAAAACCGGTGCCAGTGCCTCGCTACTAAGCGATGTTTCTGTCACTACCGGTAATACAGTTAACTTAGAGCCCGATAGTCCATTATCAGGCTATAGCCCTGTGTCTTATACACTATATGGTATAACATTACAATCAGGGTCAACATACGTAAGCATAGGATAATATAATGGCAAGTGATTATTCAGGTCTAACGCGAAATACTTGGCCGGGCACGTGGAGCCCAAATTCCACACATCCTATTGCCTTGGATACAGAATTAAGGGGAACCTTACAAAGTATTTCGGGCGGCGTAGGCGATAGATTAACTGATATCTCAGGCGCAAGATTAACCGAGGGTATGATCGTTTATGTTAAAACTGGTTATACTGCTGGCGGTACAACTAGAACAGGCGATACCTATTATAGCTATAAGCTAAGTGGTGGACAGAGCCGTGACTCTGGTGGCGCAATGCCCAATGCAGAAAGCAATTGGACTCAGATTAACCTAGCAGGAGAAACTGGAGGACAAGGTCCAGTGGGCTATGCAGGTAGTGCAGGCCCAACCGGTGCTCAGGGACCAAGTGGTGCTCAAGGTCCAGTGGGTTATGCAGGTAGCATTGGTGATGTAGGCGCAACCGGTGTCACTGGATATACTGGATCGGCGGGTGCTACAGGACCACAGGGTAATACTGGATCAACAGGACCTCAGGGTAACACTGGTGCTACTGGACTTGGCTTTCGCATTGCCAAGACATATACCAGCGTAGCACTATTACAAGCAGATACCAGTCCAACTGGTATTCTTGTTGGCGAATTTGCGTTAATCAACACAGGTAATGTTGAAGATGCTGATGACTCTAAATTGTATGTATGGAGCGGCAGTGCTTATACCTATGTGTCTGATTTGTCCGGCGCCGCTGGTATAACAGGCCCACAGGGTGCTAGTGGTATAACTGGCGACACGGGAGCCACCGGTCCACAGGGCGCAACAGGTGTTGTGGGGTATACTGGATCACTTGGCGCTACCGGTGTAACTGGATATACCGGTAGTTTTGGTGCTACTGGTATTGATGGTTATACTGGATCTATGGGTGCAACGGGTCCTGCGGGTGCAGGATACACCGGATCAATTGGTGCCACCGGCGCCACCGGTAGCCTGGGATATACAGGTAGCAAAGGCGAAAGCTCGTATACATATTCGGATAATCCGCCAGTATCGCCAGAAGTTGGTGATCGTTGGTTTGACTCCTCGTCGGGAGTGGAGTTTGTTTGGACTGCTGATGGTAACTCGACCCAATGGGTAGAAATTGCCGCCAGTGGATTCTTGGGGCAAACTGGGTATACTGGTAGTGCTGGTAGTTCCGGCGGTTCTACGTTGCAGTCTGCTTCTATTCAATCTGCCAGTGGTACAGGCGTTGAATTTACAGGTATACCAAGCGGAGTTCAACGAATTACAATATTATTCACCGGCATTAGTACCAATGGAACAAGTGACATTGTGATTCGTATTGGCACCGGATCGGGATTTGAAAATACTGGTTATTTTTCTTCTTATCAAGGGGTAAACACAACCGGCGGTACTAGTAGCAACCCAACCCTTACAACTGGCTTTGGCCTTACTGCTGCCGTGGTTGCATCCACTATATCATATGGCATAGTAACACTAGTTACTATGGGAAATAATATATGGTTGGCCACTGGTACTCTTGCCCGCGATTCATCAAATGACGCCGCATACTTTAATAGTGGAAGCAAAACTCTAGCAGGAACTCTTGACAGGGTAAAATTAACTACGGCCAACGGTTCGGACAGTTTTGACGCCGGCTCGGTGAATATTTTATATGAATAATATGAAAACAAAAATAAACAGTAATTGCTCTAAATAAAGACTCTACATATGGCAACAATGAATTTTCCAACCACTAACGTAATTGGTACAACTTACACATTTGGGGATCGCACTTGGTCCTGGGATGGTCGCGCCTGGAAGGCCGTTAGTACTACCATAGGATACACCGGTAGCATTGGTTATACTGGATCAATTGGTGCATCTGGTCCGCAGGGCGCAACGGGTATAACAGGTGATGCGGGTGCCACAGGTGTTATAGGTTATTCTGGATCAGTTGGCGCCACAGGCCCACAGGGCTCAACTGGTATAACTGGAGATACAGGTGCCACGGGTGTTATAGGGTATTCTGGATCTGTTGGTGCAACTGGCCCGCAGGGCTCAACTGGTATAACTGGAGATACAGGTGCCACGGGTGTTATAGGGTATTCTGGATCTGTTGGTGCAACTGGCCCACAGGGTGCCACAGGTACATTAGGCCCTCAGGGTAATACTGGTGCAACTGGTCTTGGATTCCGTGTTGCTAAAACGTATGCAAGTGTAGCTTTATTAACGGCTGATACTAGCCCAACTGGAATTCTTGTCGGTGAGTTTGCCCTAATTAACACAGGCAATGTTGAAGATGCTGACGATTCTAAATTGTATGTATGGGACGGCAGCGCCTATACGTATATAACTGATTTATCTGGTGCGGCTGGTATAACAGGACCAATTGGATATACAGGCAGCTTTGGTGCAACGGGGGCTACAGGCCCACAAGGTGCTACAGGCCCACAGGGCTCAACTGGTATAACTGGAGATACTGGTGCCACTGGCGTAATTGGATACACGGGTAGTGTTGGGGCAACTGGCCCACAGGGCTCAACTGGTATAACTGGAGATACTGGTGCCACTGGCGTAATTGGATACACGGGTAGTGTTGGGGCAACTGGCCCACAAGGCT